CGGCGCATCCCCCTTAATCCGCTTCTCTGGCCTGTGCCATGTCTCCGTAGTCATCGGCTCCAAGCTTAACGCTGGCTGTGTGCATGAGATCATCTCAACTTCGCCGCAGTGAATCCCGGCGTGGATTGGCATTTTGCGTTTGCAGCCTTGGCAGGTCATGGTTAATTCCTTGTAGTTGTTTTCTTCGATGAGTTAACAGTAACACACTTTCAGGCAGGTGCAAGCGGTTTTATGCAATTATTCTATTGCATAGCGTTTGATAGCAAATGAGAAACTTTCTTATATTATCTGTAACTCTTTGTTTTTATTATTATATATATATTATATAGTTAGATAGTTAGATAGTAGTAAGACACCCACAAAAAAAGACACCATTTGGTGTCCTTAGGGGATTTCGCTTTCTAACTATTTGATCGGTAAGTTTCTGATTCTTTTAATCTTATTGGATAGTAGGTGCAAACTATGCAACGCTAAATGATACTATCCAATTCACATAAGCTGCTGATCTGCTTAGTGTTTCTATGTTATACGCCATTAATCTTTGCTCGTCAACATCATGTCTGATATAGTCTGTTATCACATTTTAACGACAAATCAGGAGAGTATAATAATGATGACGCTTGATAAAATCCGCACACAGCTTCAAGACCTGCGACCGGCAAGGGTTGCAGAGGCAACTGGCCTGCACTTCAACACCATAAGAGAGATTAGAGACAACCCGGAAGCAAACCCAACCCACCGCGCAATGAAGGCGCTTTCTGACTACTTGGAGGCCCGCCAGTGATCTACAGGGATTTTTTAGACGCCAACATTCCTGTTTTTGCCCTTTGGCCAATAGTGGGCGGAAAATGCGGGTGCGGAGACCCTGAATGCAGCGTTCCAGGTAAACACCCGCTTGCTTCAAACTGGCAGTTTTCCCCAGTGTGGTCAGATGAGCAGCTAGAGACCATGGAAGAGATGGATCAATTCTCCACAGGGTACGGGGTTTTAACCGATGGTTTGCTGGTGGTTGACGTTGATGAAAGAAACGGGGGGGCTGAATCATACGCTCGCTTACTGGAAGTCGTGCCAAGTATTGCAGGTGCCGGTCTTATCGTAAAAACAGGCAGCGGCGGCGAGTCAAAGCACCTTTATTTTTCAGTAGAAGATCCTACGGCAATGGTTCAAAGCCTTGCAGGCTACAAAGGCATAGACTTTAAATCCACGGGCTACGTGGTTGGCCCTGGTTCTCTACACGCATCTGGAGGCCGGTATATAACGCTAGAAGGCACACCGTTCGATATTGAGCCGGCCCCGGCTGCCTTAATGGATCTTCTTAAAAAACCAGAACGTCACCGTGCATCCATGAATGGCGTAAGCGTTGACGTTTCTGATGAAGACCTAAAGAGCATGCTGGAGGCAATTCCAAACGATGAGGGTACAGACTACGAAAAGTACATCCGCGTTGGCATGGGCACGCACATAGTTACAGGAGGGGAAGGGTACGCGCTATGGGTAGATTGGGCAGCAAAAGGGCCAAAGTATGACCCTAAAGACATGGGCAAAAAATGGCACAGCTTCGGAAAGTCTGCCAACCCCGTCACCTTTGGCACCCTGGCACACTACGCAGAAGAGGCTGGATGGGTTGCGCCGGTAGACTTTAGCAGCGATCTACACTTTGATGCGCCAAAAATATGCGGCATTGAAACGAAAGGCATTGATCTTTTAAGACCGCCGGGTTTTGTGGGCAAGTTAACAAAGTGGATAAACGACCGTAACCGGCACCCAAGAGAACATCTGGCAGTAGCTGCGGCGCTTGCTTCCATCTCGTCTGTAGCCGGCATGCGCTACGTTGACCCGCTCGATGGCATCACTCCTAACCTGTTTTTGTTTGGCGTGTCTGGATCTGCAACCGGCAAAGAGTCTGTTCTTAAAAGCTACCAAGAAATACTCAAGGCTGCCGGTGTGGTTGCCGCTGCCCACGGTGCGTTCAAGTCTGAGCAGGAAATATACCGCAACCTAACAAGACACCAAGCCGCACTCTACACGATTGACGAACTTGGAGAGACACTTGGAAAGATAGCAAACGCTAGGGCAAAGGGGACAGCGGCATATCTTGAAGGGATTATCGGCACGCTTATGTCTCTTTACTCGAAAGCAAATAGCTTTGCCATGATAACGGGCGACCTCAAAGAAGAGATCCGCCAGTCATTAACAAAGGAACTTTCCGGCGTTCAGAAAAGGATTGATTCAAACGCGCCTTTTGACGGCGATGAAATCAAACTTGGGTCACTGAAAAGGCAAGTCGGAAATATAGATAAAGGTATTGAAAAGCCCTACTTGTGCATCTTTGGGCTGACCACGCCAGAACGATTTAGTGACCTTATGGATTTCGATATGGCCACAAATGGCTTTATGGGGCGCTCTTTAATATTTAGGGAGCGTGAAGATAACCCAAAAAGCAAGCCACGTAACAGGATACAAAAAGACCCTATACCAAACGACATAGCAGCCACCCTGATGCAGCTTTACGCGCCAGGGCGTTCGGAACTATTTGACAGGGTAGAGTGCATTGGCGACCAAGTAAGCGTCCCGACAAGGGACGACGCGAGAGAAAAGCTTGATGAAATAGAGCACGCTTTTTATGAAATGGCAGAGACTGCAAAGAATAAAACAGGGCTAACGGCTATCCCAAGGCGCGGTTATGAGCAGGTGGCCAAGGTGTCCATGATATTGGCTATACCTAGCGGGCTTCGCACTGTTGAGCATGTCATGTGGGCTTATGCACTTGTTAAACGCGACGTTGACGAAAAGATGAAACTGGCCTACTCAAACAGCGCAACGGATAAGCAAGACGCGCTTGCAAGTATGGTAATGAGCCACGTCACCGATGACCATGGAGAGACGGCTGGAAGGCTTAGAAACAAGTGCCGCAGTTACAGAAAAGAGGACGTTGATACCGTAGTTGAAAAGCTAGTAAAAGGCGGATATTTGAGAGAAGAGGAAACCACTTTCGGAAAAGGAAGGAAAACAAAAAAATACTTTGCTGTTAGTGTTTGACATCGTGCCGTTTTAGATTGTATAGTGTTTGTGAGCTGCAACCTGTAGCAGCCAATTAAACCCAATGAGGAAGATCATTATGAGCAGCATCCTTTCACTGGCTAAAAAGCCAGAAAACCGCCCCATAATTTGCACCATTACTGGTGACGCCGGTATCGGTAAAACTCGACTAGCTGGCACGTTCCCAAGCCCTGTATTTATTCGCTCAGAGGACGGCATGCAATCTATACCCGAAGCCGACCGGCCTGAAGCGTTCCCTATTGTTCAAGATCCTAAAGCCTTATGGGATCAGCTAACTTCGCTTATCAATGAAGATCACCAGTGGAAGACTGTTGTGATTGATTCCATTACTGCATTAGAGCGCTTGTTTATACAGCACGTTGTTGATAGCGACCCTAAGAAGCCACGCAGCATCAACCAGGCTTTAGGCGGGTATGGCGCTGGACTGTCTGCGGTTGCCGCTATGCATCAGCGTGTAAGGAAGGCGGCGGGCATGTTAAGCGCCAAGGGTATCCACGTTGTATTTATCGCCCACGCCGATACCGTCACCATCGAACTTCCAGATCAAGATCCGTACACCCGCTATGATCTACGCCTTGGCAAGCGAAGCACTGCGCCTTATGTGGATGATGTTGACCTGGTTGGTTACTTGAAGCTTGAGACATTTACCACAGGCGATGGAGAGCGAAAGAAGGCAATTTCAGACGGCACAAGGGTTCTGATTACGTACACGACTGCGGCCAACATATCCAAAAACCGATACGGGATAACGGACGAACTGGCAGTGCCAGAAGGCACAAACCCATTGATTGAATTTGTACCAACACTTAAAGGAGAAGTGAAATGAGCTTTTTTAACTTTGATGAAAAGATCGACGGAAGCTTTGAATCAGGCGGCGGAAACTTTGAGCCGATCCCTGCAAAAACCCAAGTCTTGGCAGCACCAGACGAGGCCAAATGGGACGAGTACGAAGGCGACAAGTTTATCAGCTTGCGCTGGTCTATTATCGCACCGAAAGAGTACAAGGGCCGGAAGCTGTTTCATAAGGTGCGCGTATTTGATAACGATACACGCAAGGCAGAAAAAGCCAAGCGCATGCTAGCGGCGATTGATGCAAACGCAGGCGGCAAGCTGATGAAGTCGAACGAAGAGCCGACTGATAAGAGCCTAACAATGTCGCTTGTGAACAAGCCCATGGTTCTTATGTTGCAGGTTTGGGAAATGACCGGCAGCGATGGCCAGCCGCGATCTGGCAACTGGGTTAGCGCAGTAAGCCCGCGTAAGGGTAGCGAGCCGGTTGAAGATGTAGCGGTAGAGCCTGAGCCGGTTGCGGAAGATGACAACTTCGGAGATGACGCTCCTTTTTAGATAATCAGGGCGCTTAGTGCGCCCAATTTTTTAACCCAATGAGGTTTTTATTATGGAAGAGCAAAGAACAAATGCTTGGTTTAAAAAGCGGAAAGGGCGGGTAACGGGTTCCAATGTGGGCGCGATACTTGGCATGAACCAGTACAAAACAGCCAACGACGTAATGCGGGAAATGGTACGCACCTGGCATAGCGCAGAACGAGAGTTTCAGGGAAACTCAGCCACGGAGTGGGGCACGTTTAACGAAGCCGGCGCAATAGCAGAATACCAGATGGAGACAGGAAACGAGGTCACAGAAACAGGGTTCCATATTCACCCTGAACATGAATGGCTTGGCGCAAGCCCTGACGGATTGGTGAGCGATAGCGGGTTGATAGAGATCAAAGCACCATACGGGCAAAGGAACAAGAATCCGCCAGCGTTCAAGACACTGGGAGAGCAAGAACATTACGCCGCCCAGGTTCACATCCAACTGTACTGTACAGGCCGGAAATGGTGCGACTTCTACCAGTGGGCACCAAATGGAACAACATCCGAGCGCGTTAATATTGACCATGCGTTTTTGGAGTGGGCTATTCCAAAGCTGAAAGAATTTTATGATCTTTTCCTGACCGAGATCGACAACAAAGACCATTTAGAGCCAAAGCGTAAAATCATAAATTCAGCCATGGCGGGCAAGCTAACTGGCGAGTATGACAAGCTAACCGAAGCGGTTGACCGCGCTACGCAAAGAAAAAAAGAGATCCTAGACAGCCTGATTTTGTTAGCAGGTGAAAAGAACGCAGACATATGCGGCAAGAAATTGACTCTTGTTGATCGTGTTGGGTCTGTTTCTTATGCCAAGCTCGTCAAAGATAAGATGCCGGATGTTGATTTGGAACCTTACCGGGGGAAGGGTAGCCAGCATTGGAGGTTTAGCTGATGAAAAAAATAACAAAGAAATGGCGCACTGAAAAAGCCAGAGAGATCATTGACAGGAATGTGATTGGCGTACATTTTTGTGAATATGATCTCGAAGAGTTTTCAGAAGTCTGCCAGGTGGAAGTAGACGGCGCTGTGAGAATGATAAACCCTCAATTCTATAGTGACCCTCGACACCTTCACACCCTTATAGATGGAGAATGGGACGCTAGAAGCTGGCGTAAGTTTATAACCGCGCTAACGCCAGAGCAGGAAGCAAAGCGGGCAATGCGAAACGCTGTATGGTCTGACCTTAAAGATTTCAGGGACGCAATGGAGCCGAGCGAGTGCGCAATCTGTGAAACAGAAGAAAACCTAACAACAGACCATGTTGCGCCTCCATTCGACGATATAGCCTTGGATTTCTTTTCATGTTACGGCGTCCCGAAAGTTGTCGGGCATCCAGATAAAAGCATTGTGGTGAACATATTTGAAGATGGCGAGCTTGAGGGTAAGTGGATTCATTTTCATGCTGAGCGTGCCGTTTATCAGATTCTTTGTAGATCATGCAACGCTAGGAAGGGTAAGAGATGATAACCAAGAACCTGCGCCCTTACCAAGTAGAAGCCTTCGATGCGGTCATGGACTGGGTGCGCCAGTCTATCGACCCTTGCTTGCTAGAAGCAGCCACAGGGAGCGGCAAAAGCTGGATAATTGCCGCCATTGCCGAG